CTTATAATTACCTGTAAATCAGAATTAGCAAAAATTTTAAATGTATAGTTGAAGGTAGCTGTTGATCCATTACCTGAATAAGAATTTTTTATACTTGTACTTGATATTGTCATATTGCTCTAATACTCCATCTTGCTCATTTCAGCAAATCATTTCCTTCATAACCTATAATTCCCTCTAGCACATTTCCACCTATTTTAACATCCTCCATGCCTTTTCTTGGATTATCAATTCCTCTTATATTATAGACTTTTTTACCATAGTAACTATTTAGGTGATACTTTGATATGTCTATCATAGCAAACATGAACTTTTTTGTTAAGTCTAATTTGTCTTCTGGTGTCAAATCTTTTTCTTGAACTTCTCTAATCATATCTTCAAGATCACCTATAGCTTTTATAGCTTTGATTAGCTCAATATCTTTTTCATTTTGAAGACCTACCTTACCGGATAATATATCGTCTAGCATATTTCTTTCTTCTAAAACTGTTTTTGCTTTTAGTCTCGCTTTAACAGGCTCATATAATTCTTTTACCTCTGTTATTGGAGCTGCATTTCTATCAGGATATTTTATAAAAAAGGCTTTTAATATTGGATATTCTCCAAGCATTTTTTTTCTGTTTGCTTGTCTTTCTGCTAAACCTGTAGCGTATTGAATTTCATCTAAAGCAAATGTTATATATTGACCTATAGAACCCGTAACACCTCTCCAAGCATTTTCTAAAACTAGAGGGGAACGCAGTTTAGAAAAATCATCTTTAATTATATAACCCATGGCAGCAGCAATTTTTTTTGCTGTTTCGCTAGTATAAGAAGTATATTGATATTCACTTGGTATGCCTTCCAAGAACGCAGGTATAACAGGCTTATCATAAAACCAACTTTTATTAAAAGTAGTTTCTATAAATGGTGTCATAGCAGTTGGCACTGGTAATAACTGTTTTAGTGTAGTTTGTAAAAATTGATTTTTTAATTTTTCAAATGCTTTTGGGTCTTCATCGATATAGTAATCTAAAAATCTTTCTACGCCTGTTCCAAATATTAAACCTAATTCAAATGGTTTTGGCACTGGATAATAAGTTCCATTTACTTTAATATGCCAAAATAAATCTTTCCTCCATTGTGGTAAATCTTGATAATCTGGATCATCATGATTTTGAAACCACAATATAATTGATGGTAAAGAAACATATAAAAAAGTTTTTGTTGCAGTTTGTATAGGTCTATCTTTAAATGCTTTTACAGTTTGATTTAAACCTTGTATTCTAGCGTTAAAGAAAGCTGATAATTTATTTGCACCTTCTATGGATGCTCCCATTCTTCTATAATCAATAGGATTATCTCTAGTTTCAACAGCAGCTTTTTTTATAGCTACCTCTTCTGACATACCTTTTTTTATATTTCTTTCGTATGCTAATTTAAAATTACCTGATCTATTTAATCCTTCTGAAAATTCTAAATATACTCTAAACATTTCAATAGGATTTTTAATGACATTGATTGCTTTGGTATTAGTAAAATGTTCTCTTATCGATTTATTAAAATATGTTCTATCAAGAGTAACTAGAGAGTTTTGTAATGCACCTGATTTGACATATTTTTCCCAAACAGGATGATTGCCAAACTTATTTCTTAAAGGTTTTATCATCATTGCCGAACCCATCATTGTTTGAAAAAAAGGCGGATACCAACCTTTACTTAATACAGCAGATTGAAAAGCATCTCTTTGAACATTGTTATACATAAATTCTAAAGCACCCGTTGCACCAGCTCTTAATGTTTTTGCTGGTACAGCTAAAGCGTCAGTAATGTTGCCTAATAACCATGTGCTTTTACTGAAGTCTTTTAGGGGTCTAGCAAACGCCTCGCCTACTTCCCATACTTCTCTTTTAATTTCTGTTTTACCTTTTTTTGTTTTAACTTCTCTATAAACTACAATCTCTGTTTCTTTTAAAACACCTTGCTCTTTTCTAAATATAGAAAAATGTTCTAAATCTTTTTCTCCTAGCTTTTGACCTTTTTGTATTATTCCTGCTTGTTCTAATTCAGCTCTTGTAACCTGTGTTCGTATCGTTCTCATTTCACTTTTTTGAACTTCAGGAAATAAAGTCTTATCTAATTTTCTAGCATCTTCTACGAACTTTAAAAAATTATTGTAGCTTTGATTTCTTTCTGCAATCTGAATAAATAAATTAATATTGTTATACATTGATGTAATAGGATCAATTATTTTTCTATCACTACCTTTCATTTCTTTTACAGGGTTAAAAGGATTTTTTACATTTTTAGAAAATTGTACTCCACCATCTGTATCAAGAAAATCTCTGTAGAAAGGTGTAAAGTCTTTATTCATTTCTAGTATTTTCTTATAAACAGCTTCAGGCATTATTTTAGCATCAACTAAATATTTTAATAATAGCTGTTGATTTTGTACTGCCTTCTTTTGACCAACTTCAAATTTGTCAAACATTTCTTTAACAAATTTTTTTGCAGCAGGAATATCAACACCTGTTTTAATACCTTGAGCATTTTTTTCTATTGCTCTTTTTGCAACCAAGTATCTTCTAAAGTCTGCAACATCTTTTTCACTTTTTACATTCTCAAATGCTTCACGCATTGATGGTCCAACTTTTTGTTTTGTTTTAAAATCTAATGCACCTTCTCTCATAAAGAATTGTATTTGACCTTGAATACCGCTTTCAAGTTGGAAACTTTCATAAGGAGTTATTTCTTTTTCAAATAACTTTTTACTTCCTGCTCTCTTTTCAACTAATTTTTCTGCTCTTTTAAAAACATTAAACTTATCTACAAAGTGATAAAAAAAATTATCAACAAAGTCTGTTGATCTTTTAGGCATTGGTCCTTCTTCTGGATTTTTTATGCTTTCATCAAGTTTTTGTCTAGTTTGATCTAACTCTTTAGGCTCTTTATATTCTTTTACTTCTTCTTTCTTAAATCTTTCGTTACCTACTTTATCCATGTTACGATAGTTGGGTGGTACATCATGTATATCTTTTAGCTTTGAGTTCATAAAATCAAAGATACTTCTGTCAACAAAACCTTCTTCTAACATTTCTATTGGCTTCTTACCTGTTTTAGAAACCATGTTATCTAATTTTTCTTTTGCTGGTTTGATGTTAAATGGAGCAAACAATAAAGAGGTTACAGCGAAGTCTTCAGCAGTAGGTAGATCATCACCTAATAACATTCCTGTTCCTGTAAATGCAGTAGATTGTGTAAGAGTTCTACCTAATATATTTTTTTGTAAAGGAGCTGCAAATTTTAAACCCGGAACTGCATACGCAGCATATAGTTTGGCAGCAGTTTTACCACCTTCACTTAATCCTTCTTCAACAAAAATATCCCACCATTCAGACCAACCTTTTACCTCTCCTCTTTTAAGAGCTTCAGTATATACACCTTGAATAGCACCTGCACTTAATCCACCGCCTATAACTGCACCACCCGGTCCTCCAGTAAATCCTCCTACAACTGCACCCGGAACAAAAGTAGGAAGTTCAGCAACTAAACTAGTTGCACCTTCAGTAAGTTTCTCTAAAAACCCTGTGCCTTCTATTTCTTTGTAATCTGTATCTAATCCAAACTCTCTGTTTGAATGATAAGCAATCATTTTATTCAAACCTGATTGACCTATAGCTCTTTTGAAATATGGTAAAAATTGATAATCTTTATCATCTCCTAATAAAAAAGTTTGTATTCTTTCATGAATATTTTTTTCATCAGCACCTTCTGTAATATCTTTTTCAATTTCTGCATTAAGATTAGACCAATATAATTTTATATCATTTCTTGTTTTAGTTTGATCTATATTTAATTCTTTATTAATTTCATCTTGAGGAAAGTCAGCATCAATCATATTTTGGATTGATTCTTTTTTAAATCTTTCTATTTCATATTTAGGAACTCCAGCTTTCTCTGCTTCTAATATTCTTTCAGCTATTGTTGGCATAGTAACTCCTATCCAAATGGTATGTATTCAACACCATCTTTGGTTTTCTCTTTTATTTTTTCAAATGTTTCATCTTGTTTTTTTTTCTTTTTATATTCTTTATTTTTTTGCTCCCACTCTTCAAAAGTCTTTGCTCCACTATCAGACCAATTTATATTTTCATTTGTATTTGCTCCAGATTTTTTAATTATATTTGCCTGTATTTCTGCTTTATTAGGCATATAATCATTTGATATTTTACCTAAATAAATAGGAGAATTTACTTCAAATATAGCATTTCCTGATGGATTATCTTTTCTATATGTAAAATATGCTTTATAAACATCTTTAGCAAAAGCATTTAATCTGTTATCTAAAGTAGGATCAAACATATCTACAACTTGACCACCCTTTATGTAAGCTGAATGTCTTTTTATTATTTTTACAATTTTTGGTAATTCTTCCATAAATTGTGTGTTTTGATCGTTTTGAAAAATTACTTGAAAAAATTTAAACTCATCTGTTGTAAGATTATTATTTTCTGTACGATCTATAATTGACAAAGGTTTTGTTTCACCCGGTAATGTAAATGCTGTTGAAACATCTTTTACTTTTCCTTGAGCTATAATATCCTGAATATTAACCATCATGATTGCATTTTGTATATTTTTTCTTTCACCTGCTCCAATTTGTGTAACAATACTTATTAATTTATTTTGTTCATCGGCTTCAAATTGATTTTGTGGAGAACCAAATTCAAGTTGTATTGTAGATAAAGAAAGATTTTCCCAAGAATTACCAGAAAGCATATTATAAACATTTCTTTTAATTTTATTACCACTTTCTTCTATTAAATTTTTATTTCGTACATTTATTTCAGATGTGTTTAAACTTCTTTTTGTTCTTGCAAATTTTATTATTTCAAGCTGTTGAACTTTAGGTAAAGCATCCCATGCTTTTTGTTTTTGTGGATCAAAAAAAACACCCTGTCTTATGTTGTCAAATGCTTTGCTTAAATCTAATTGAGTTGTTTCATTTGTTATATTAAGTGTTGTTGTAAAAAATTCTTTATTAAGATCAAGTTTTGTACCATCTGCTACCTTATCTATTTTAACTAAATTTTCTAAATCTACATCATCAAAAAAACCTTTCTCCCTTAATGCTTTATATTTATCAGGATCATTTGTTGCAAGATTAGTTCCGTAATTTTCAAGACCAAATTTAACAAATGCTTCTTTCCTTCTTGATTTTACTCCATCATCAATACTGGTATTAGCATCTATTCTTGCAAACACTTTTTGTTTAAATGTTTCGAGATAACTTTCGCCAACTGTAATTAACATTTGTGTTTCTTTGTTTAAAGTATCTTCATCTATTTTAAGAGTATCTTTAATTAAATTAGTTCTTGTTGATTGAATAGTTTTATTTTTAAGTAATCCAGATGTGGCATAGAATTTTTTTTCTAATGCTTTAGATGTAAAACGATCTACATTTTGATTAGGTATAACATTTGTTTGAGCATAATTCCAAAGTGAATTAACTCCATCATCAAATAGTTTTGCAGCATCAGAGGGTGAAGAACTTTCTTGTATTTCACTATTGATAGTTAGTAATCCTTTTTGAACTACATTGCCTTCTTTATCAACTTGATCTGCATATAAACCATTTAAAATTAATGCTGCTTTATTGTCAGCCTCTAATTTTTTTTCTTTAATATAATAATCTTGTATGCCTTTTGTAACTGAAGATAATGCAGTTCCTATAGTATTAGATAAAGGTATTTGAACATTTGTTTGAACACTAGGAGCTTCTGCTGTTATTCTTCCTTCTGCTGTAAATGTAGGTATCTTAACCAAAGTAGCCTCCCATTTTCAATAGGCTTGTTCCAGTATCAGAAACAGTTTTAAGTTGAGCAAGTTTAGCAGTTTGCATTGCAACATTACCTTTTATCCTTGAGAAAGCTGCTTCTTCAAATTTTTGTGCTTTACCTATTTCAGCATTATAATTAATTATATCTTTTTGTAATTCAGCTTCTTGAGCATTAGCAAGTCTTATGTTGTAAGCAGTTCCTGAAGAAACATCTACACCTGATTTAGCTAAAGCTACATCTTGCTTACCTACAAACTTAACAAAACTTTTATCAAATTGTGCAATATCAAATTCTTTTTGTTTATCTATTTGAGCAGCTTCTTGTTCTTTTACTAAAGCATTTCTATCATTAACACCTTTGTTATATTTACCTATAGCACCTTGTTGTTGATAAGTTGCTAATCCTATTCCACCTACTATTACTGGAGCTACACCCATTAAAATATCCTCGCATATCTATAATGATGGCTACCATCAATACCATAGTATTCCATCAAGCCTTCATTTTTTAAACCAAGCCATTTAGCAAACTTTAAACCAATATCAAAGTCAGCTCTCACTGCTGTTTGAACTCTTTTGATTTTATTGTTCTCTGCTAAAACCTCAAAATTTTTTTTGATTGCTCTAGCAATGACGATAGGATGTCTCCACACATCCTGCGTTGCTAACACCCAACCTTCAGCAACACCCCCCCATAACAATTTCATTCCTGCACTAGCAACAATATTGTTATTAATAAAACCAGAAAATGCTAAATTTTTTTCTTCTAAATCCATACTCTTATCTAAATAACTAATATCTTTTTGCATAAGAACATGGTTCATTTGGCTTTGCATAATCAATCTACCATGATCTGATATGTAGGGTACTATATGTAGTGTTTTATCCGTCATTGGTTACTAATCTTGGGTATAACGATAAAATGGTTAAAGGTAAAGGTTGAGTTTGTCTTACAAACACAAAACCATCAGTTTCGTAGTTTCCTCTAAACTCCACCTCTTTATCACCTGTAAATGGTGTTATACCTTGGTTCATGGCATTTGCAGATGATCTAAATGGTATTCTTTCTAAATTATTTAAGTCTGGTCCAACTTCTACACCAACACTTTCAAACAATCTAATAGTTATTTCATATA